TCCTGCTAATCTAATAGCATCTTCAAGTGTATGTTCTTCACCATCTGATGTTTTGAATTTAGTTCCTGGTTTAGCACCTTTTGCTTTTAGTGCTTGTACCTTTTGTGCAAACTCGTTGCCTTCGTTAGTGCCATAGTCATCTGTGATATTGTCTATCATACGATCGTGAATTTGTTCAAAATCATCATCTGGATGCAAGCCGTGATCGGTTGAAACATCATTGTACATATCCATTAATGCTTTTTCAATTTCAGGACCGTGTTTTCCTCTTAGACCTTGATCCATTAATTCATAACCGTCGTCGCTGTTAGCAATTTTAGTCATAAAATCTTCAACACTTTCGCCTTCTTGTACTGGACCTTGTTCGTGTTTTGAGTTAGTAACTACGTTGTCTAAGTGTGAAGCATATTCATCTTCCATGCTGTATCTTTCTGTGTCGGTATTTTGCTCAACTGCTACTTCTTCTTCTTCAGTTTCACCTAACAAGTCCTCAGGTCCTACAACTTTAGATTTACTGCCTTCTTTAACAAGTTTATAAATGTAAGGGAATACACCTTTCAGTTCTTCGTTGAACTGACGGATAGTTAATTCATCAATCCAAGTAGATGACACATCTTCTGGAACTTCTTCCATTACAGTTTCTTCAAATGATTCAAATGCTTCTTTGTAATAATTTTGTCTTTGTAATTTAAAAATTGTTTCTTTAACAGTTTCAATTCTTTCATTAACAATGTCCAAGTAACCGACTAGACCCTCAGCCATTACACTTGAACGATTCATGTAAGTTTTGAATTGACGTAGTTTGCTAAGTTCTTCGCTGAGTGATACGATGTGCTTACCAAAAGAGTCATATGCGTTTCCGCCTTCGCTTACGTGCATAGCCATTGCTCTTGCACCATTTAGATGTCTGTAAGGATATTTAAATCTTTCGCCATCTGCACTTTCAATATAAATGCTATCAATTTGTTGTGTGCGTCCTGCTGGCGCTTGTTGATCAATTGGATTTCTATGCTTGACTACTAGTCTTGCCTCTCCAACATCTTGAAAACTAGTTCTGCTAGTTCCATACATCTTACTTTCACTCATTTGTTCATCTCCGGGTCTGTTTGTTGATAGATATTGGTAATCACGTCTATCTAAATTTGTTTTTGTTATATCTCTTGTATCAAACTTGAGCATACGCTTTTTTGCAAACTGTCTAAGTTCTTTCATAAAACCAAACCAACTTTCTTTTGTGCTGTTTTCAGCATCACTTAAAAGATCGTTGCTGTACATTACAGTTAATGCATCTTCATCTACTGTTATATTTACTTTTGATCCTGTAACAAAGTCAAAATCAAAAAATCGTGCTTTATTAGGCACATTTGTAATCGTAGAAGATTCGTCCCCTAGTGTTACTTTAGGAAAACGACCTCTAATTTTATTGAATAATTCTTCAGCAATTAAATCCAAGTTCTTCATGTTAGTATTTATCTAATAAACGCCGGTTACAAATATTGGCATGGGTGGCTCAAAATCGTCTTGATCAACGTGATCTGACGCAAACGTATTATATACTCTAGGATCCCAGTCTTTGAGCACCTTCATCATACGCAAACTGAGCAATGTTGCACTAACCAAATCGTCAGTTTCACCTGGTTTTGCTTTATAACTTGTACCACTTGCTACAAATCCTTTTAGTTCTGATATAAGTGCTTTACTATTAATTTTCATAGTATCGCTTTCAATCATACTTTTTAATTTAGCACAAGCACTAATTTTAGTTTGATGTGTTGTATTAAATCCTTTACGGAACTTTCTTACGTGACCTTTTCGTATCGGTTCGCTCACAAATAGTCCTGGAATGTTTTCTTCGCCAATGTCGTTGATAACAATAAGTGCCGCTTCGCCAATAGCATTATTTTCAACACTCCAGTATATGTTACTATTGTTTGGACTTTTAGACATTTGAGATATGTAATTACAAATATCTTGTAGTACTCTAATCTGTCCAGGTATGGGTGTAATATTATGTCGCCATTCTGCAACTTGTTGATAACTAGGTAATTCAAAAACTTGAATAGCCGCATAGTCTCCCCCTGTACCCATTGAAGGGTCAAGACTAATACAGTAAGTCATCTTAGGATCAACTTTTTTGTACCAACGTGTTTGTCCCATATTCTCTACAGGATCGTTTCCTACCATTGATGCAAGTTTAATTGAGTTGATAAGTGTTTCGTCATAAACTAAGAATTCACAACCATACTCACGTCTAAATCTTTCTTCACCAATACGACCAATTTCTGTTTGTCGCCAATCTTCGTCTCTGTCTGGGTGTTCATCCCAACTAGCAGTAAATCCAAAGAAACCATTTTGTCCAACACCATTTGTATTTTCATTTCCATGTTCGTCAAATTTCTTTTGACTTTCTTTCCAAATAATAGCAAATGTATCTTCGTCTGAGTTAGGTGTTGAAGTAATAATTGCACGACCACCTGTTGCTAGTGTAGGTGATATTGAAGTCCAAAATTCGTCAGCAATGTTTGGATTAACGAACGCAAACTCGTCACAGTATAATAATGATATGGACATACCTCGTCCAGTGTTGCCTGTTGTGGTAGCACTTACAATACGTGATCCATTTTCAAATTCTAAAGATCCTTTGTTGTATGATGTAACCCCTGCTCTAATATAGTCTGGACAACATTCATATACATATCTAATACGTTGCATAATTTCTTGGGCACCACTATACTTGTGTGCCGCAATAAGAATAGTTTGATCAGGATTGAACATAGCATACCACGTTAAGTAAACTGCCGCACAAGTAGTTTTACCTGTTTGGCGTGGTAGCATATTAACATTAAATCGATGATCGTGGTAACTTGCTAAAAGTCTAACTTGATATGTAAACGGATCGAATAGTAATTTGCCTTTTACAGGGTGTTGAATAAATGCAAATTTTCTAGCAAAGTGTAGATAGCCTGATTTAGGATCCATACAACGTGCTAGATCTTCAATCTGTTCTTCAGTGAAACGTTCTTTTATATGTGCCTTTTTGGTTAAGACACCATCTAAACTCTTTGCCATAGTAAAAGTATTTACCGAAAAAAATAGGGCCCGTAGGCCCTATTGAGTTTGCTTGATATTAATAATTATTTGCTACAAGAGCAATCTTCGCAGTCACCGTCACACTGGCAATCGCCACCGTCATTGCAACCACAACCTTTGCCTTCTGACATATGTTCTTTTAATTTAGCCGCTAGTTCTGCTCTAAGTTCATCTTCTAATGCCATTGGATTGTCTGCACCATTTGTTGGAGCATATGATTTCTTTTGACCAAAGTCACCGCCGTCGGCAGTCATATCTTTAGTCATGTATTGATGGTCTTGATATTTTTCATCTGGTTCGTTTTCGTAATCTTCTGAACATCCTGAATTGCCTAAATGGTTCTTGCCACAAATTGGACAAGGTTTATCTTGGAGGCCTGGTTTAAGTTCGTCTTTGTCATCCATGTCAGGACCTTTGTCATCCATGTCAGGACCTTTAACAATATCACGTAATTTAGCCATATCGTCCTCTGGTGGTCCCATTACAGGTGCCATAGGTTTGATTGCTGGCTTAATAACATCTGCGCCTGTGTCGCCTTTTAATGCTTTCATTAACTGAATAACATCTTCAGCAGTGTCGCCGGACATATTAATTGAGGCCGATGCCGCTTCGTTTAATGCTTCGTCCAATGCTTCAATCTTTTTATAGATATCTTCGAATTTCATAATTAACTCCCTATCGGACTTTTAGCCTTTTCAGCATCATCCATGTGTTGTTGATCTGCGTCTGCTTTAACTTCTGCAATAGGACTGTATGTATTTTCTTTGCGAACTGCTTCAAGTTCTTTAAGCAAATCCATTACTCTGTTATTGCCTACTTCGTGTTGAGCAGACTCTGCTTCAATTTCTTCTTTTGTAAGCATAGTTTCATATGGCTCATTGTTTACTGTTTGATAAACTTCTTGCATTGCATTCATGTTACGTACAATAATATGAGAACGAGGAACATTTACATTGTAACTTAGATATTCTTGTAATGCTTCATCATGTGTTGGATATGTTACTGTTGCTTCGTAATAGGTTACTTCTTCGTTTTGTAATTGTGGAAAATCTAAAGGTCGTTCTTGAATAGGTGTTTTCTTGCCTGGAGTTACGTTTGTAACACCAAACTTTCTAAGTGCAACTTCTAATGCTTCTGCAACACCTTCATTATCGCCGGCAATGCCGATCTTAAATTCGTATGTTTTACCGTTATATGCTTCGGTTAAATAATCGCTGTATTTTTTCATATCCAATAGTTCCTATTACTTATATGTTATTTATCCATGTTTTTTAATTTTTCAAGCAAACTATTACGGTCTGTGACCACATATCCTTCGCCTGCTACTAGGCCGCTGTCTTCGCCACCTTCTTTATCTAATTTTTCCTTCTTAAGTTGCAATTCTACCATCTTTAATTTTTTATCTAATTTAGCAACTTTAGCATCAAGGTTAGTTTTAAGCATTTGTCCTGCAACTTCAAATACCCTACCACTATAACGACTTTCAACGTTCATACCTAAATCCATTAGGTCTTCGTATGCGTCCATGGCCTTTTGTGCAACTTCATTAAGTTCTTTATCAGCCAATTCACCTAAACCTTTTACTTGTGGTAATGCCGCAGAAATCTTATCAAGTTCAGCAATGCTACGCTGTGTTTCTTCTTGTTCAACAATAGCGTGTTGCTTTGCTTCTGATTTATCCTTTTTCTTTTCTGCTTCGACAATCTCTTTACTGTCGGGCATATTAAGTAATTCTTCTAGTTTTTTAGTCATAGTATAAACCTATTAAATGCTACTATTATTTATCAACCTTTGCGTGTGCCCTGATGAAAAATGTCTTTTTCGGTTATTACCCTAAAGAATATACCTTTATCTTTACACCATGCTCTAGCGGCTTCCCATTTAGCCATATTAAGTATAACTTGTGCTTGTTTATACTTATTTCGTCCTGCACTTTCCATAGTAGTTTGATTATCTGGTTTAACTTCAATTACTTCTGCTCGTTGTTTACCATTTCTATCCGAATATGCTATGAAGAAATCAGGAACATAAACTGTATGCTTTCCTGTTAGTGGATTTAGATATGGGATTTTAACTGCTTCACTTGCCCATTTAGCAACGTTGGGGTTTTCATCACAAAACTTCATAAAAGCAAATTCCCAACTACTTCTATATAAAGGAGTTTTTCTGCCTACATACTTGTCTGGGTTTTTTAGGTTGTAACGACCTTGGGCAAACTTTGCCATGTTAAACCTCTATGTTTCTTGCTTCGGTTCTATTTCCTGTGTCTGAAGTTTTATAACCAAGTGTTGATATTTTTTCTCGGTTATAGTTAAGAACTTCAGTAACTACATTACTTAATTGTATTGTATCTGTTTTCTTAAGTGTGTCTAATAATGTAAAAACATTAACACCATCTAGTTTTGCTTGTTGCATTAAGACTGTGCCTACAGCAATAGCAGATGTTTTTTCAAATCCTCTACTTTCAAAAAAACCAATTACAGCATCAACTTGGTTTGAAGGAAAGTTAATGAAACCTGTAAAATATTGATTAAAGAAACGTTTGGTTCCGTCTTCGTTATATCTGCTTTTTTTCTCTGTTGGTAAATTTCCACTCATTATGCAATACCTTTAACAATATTTCCTAAGTTATTTAACGTTTCGTTATTTTGTGCTTCTTTAAATGTCGAACTAGCATTATCCCACGCAGAGTTAATTGCGTTAACACTTGCATCACCGCCAGAGGCTAAATGTGTTTTCTTAAACGTTGTAGACTTAGTTAAATTATCAAGTGCATCTGGATTAGAAGTTAATGTATTTTTCAAATCAGATATACTTGTTGATTGTGCTAATTTTTGTACTGCGGCAATAGCACTTACACCTGCTACAGCGTTAGTAATATCTTTTAATGATCCTGTACCAGCAGTTTTAGGAAATAGAGAATTAGCAACACCACCAACAGGTGCTCCACTAATATCTCCTAGTGCATCTTTTAATATTTGAAATCCTTCTTGTCTAAGACCTTCTTTGCTTAAACTTTTTACATTCTTGGCTAGATTACCTGCTTTAAGAATTGTACCTAGTAATCTTCCTGGTGAACTAAATGCATCTCCACTAGTAATATCATTAAACACATCAGCCGCGCCTGATGCAACGCCACCAACACCGAATATGCTAGACGTTCCGCCACCTTCTAGTGTTAGTGGACTTGGTGTCTTGTCATAATGTTCTTGAGCAAAGCCTTTTGGTGCTGATCCTTCTGTAACTGGTCCTCTCGAATACCAAACAGTTTCAAACTCAATTGACATTGTACTTTGTACAGGTTCTGATGTTGATTGATCCATTGTATCGTGTTGCCACGATGAAATGATCGGATTTACAAGTGTAAACGCTGTATAACGTTTTCTTGACATTTGGTAAACGATAATGCTATTAAAGAAAGGTTCGTAACTGTCATTATCAAAACCATAACGGAATTTATTTTGTTTGTCAGTTCCGTAAATGTTTGCTCTGTTATATGCTGAAACTTGTGACGGTGCTGGAAGACCTGCTTGGTCAACTGACGCATAGTTACCGTCTTTATAATAATATCTATAATAGGCTTCCCACATTGCTGTAGTTACACCGTAGTTATCATCATGAAATGTAATATTACAAGGACTATAATCAATACGTTTTTGTAAGACACGTTTTCTATTATATGCGTGTTTCACTTCTGTTGTAATATCAAACTTAGGTAAGTCAACACTCTTAACAAGCATATTAATAGTGTTACTATGCTTCTGTGTTAACTGTGGAATAATTGCAGACGCATTTGGATTAATTGAAAATGCGACATGGTATAAAAACTTATTCTTAGGAGCATACTTAAATGCATCGTCTACATATAATCTAGCCGCGTGTTGCCAATCTCCGAGATTACCTTTCGGACTTAGTGCTCCGCTTGTTAAGTTGTCGAGAAAACCTTTAATACTAGCCATACTAATATTTATCTATATGATTATATGGGCAGATAATAAAAAAGGGCGACCTAAGCCGCCCTTTAATTTTGTTGTGATACTAATTATGCGCCGCCGCCGGTAACTAGAGTATTTACAGTTCTGCCTACAGCAGTACCAATACCAGTACCTTGTGGTGTTTGAATTGCGTTGTCGTATCTGATTGTAAGTGCTACAGTTACAGCATCTGAAGTTGCATAAGCCAACTGATTGTAGTTTGCACTCTCAAGATAACATCCGTACAATTCAAAAGTCTCTAAAACTGTTGCTGTGTTAGCACCGTTACCACCATCTAAAATTTCGATTCTAGTAACGAATTTATAGTCTGCACCCGAAGCCGCACTTGACTGTTCAAAGAAGTCGAACTGTTTCTGTAACTGTTCGCCAACAAGTTTTTGTACGTTGTTGGATACATCTTCACGTAAGTTAAGTGTGATTGGTTCCCAAGTATGTTTACCTGCTAAAAATACTTTTGAGTTGTAAACATCTAAGGTGATCTGTTCGAATGAAACGTTAGGTCTAGTAACGTCAACTACTTGCTTAGTAAGTTCTGTAGTTGGGGTACTCACACCAAAGTTTTCTAGCGATACCCTAAAGCGGTATTGCAGTTTCGGCATTAACAAACCTTGAGAACTTGAACTTGCGTTACTGTCCAAAGGCACTGTTAATCTTGAGAGTGATGAAATTGCCATTATTTGCTCCTATTAATATTATTTATCATATTATAGTCCCGCTATCTCGCCAGTATTTTTAAGTCTTAGTGGAATGTAAATAAATTCTACTGCTTTTACTGGTTCAATCGCTATGTCTACATATAACTCGTTTCTGTCAATTCTTGAAGGTGTGTTATTTGATTCATCACACACTACCAAGAAGTCATATAACGCTCTTTG